ATGCAGCAGATCAATCTGTCTGCGGCAGTCTTCTAACGCATGGTGGCTTGCTGGGTACTTGTTCAAGTTTGGACACAGCCCGTACACTGTTCTAGCATCTCGCACCAGGTAGTACTGCCAGGGCAGTGCCAATCCGAAACTTTTGTAAGCATGTTCTAGAATGTTCATGTCAAACGTGGGACCGTTTGCCCAGATGCGCTTGCTGTGCCAAATCACCCGACCTAGTTCTTCTAGTGATTGTTTTAGAGGGATTCGATCTTGTTCAGCAAATGCTTCTTCTCGTGCAGCAGTGGGCTGACTGGCCCACCAGTCAATTGTGCCTTGCTCAATATTACGTTCAGGTTGACTTTCAATGTCAATTCGAGCATAATATTGCTGTGAATTATAGCCGCGCACAAACGGGTCAAAACTCTGCGCTGCAATTGTTAAAATACAGGCTTCGGGACCTGTGCCTACTGTTTCAATATCAATCATTAAATCTGCCATAAACGTATTATAGCAGATCTAGCGCACACAGTCTATCGGTATTTGTTCAGTTTTGCAGCCAGTTTTGCCGCTGGATTTAAACGTTTGGTACGCTTGGTTTTACGAGCTTGTCGTACTTTGGTGTTGGCACGGGTCAACTTCATATTGGATGACTTTTTTCTATCCAGACTAGCAGAGCACTGGTTAGGGTCTGCTACCACACGTCCTTGTCTAGGGCCGGCTTCGCAGCGCCACTTTAGACTGAGCTTGCCAGTTTTGGCATTGCGCTTGAACACTCTGCGGTGCTCGGTTATGAATTCGCTAGCTCTCATTATCCTATTACCCAGGTTAGTGGCTGTGAGCCGTCTACATACATCTTAAGTTGTTCAACCAATGCATCCATTGATGCTTGCCCTTCTGCTTTCATTGCAGAACCGTTAAGTGTGCCGCCGCCTTGTGGTCCAGCAATGGTTGAGAACTTTTCTCTTGCTTCACCAATGATCAGCTTGACGTTGGCCACCATAAAGTCTCGGATCCATTGGCTGATTTGATAGTCTTGCAACAGTTGAATTTCAGGCTTGAGCTGCCAGGTCCATAACAGTACATTCTCGCCGTCGTTCTTAGGATCGCGTACCAACTGCAGTTTCTTGGTCACAGGGTTCCAAGTGTAGTTTATAAATCCACCAAACATTCTAGCTGCCAGTTCCACGTACTGACTGTAGAAATCGTATGTGGCAAGTCCACCTGCTTGGTTGAAGTTCATCAAGTACACGTTGATACTGGCCTGTGCAAACGGATCAAAGTTGCTGGCAAACGGGCCAGTTGCATCACCAAATGTTCTGCGGAAAATTTGCCTCACTTGCACAACTTCTTGTGGTAGAGTGTAGATATTAACGTCACGGATCATTTCCATAAAGATATATGCTTCTTCATAGGCATTTTGTGCACGTTGGCGATAGGTACCCATGGTGCGCTGATATGCTGCTTCGTAGTGTGCAGGATCAGTTTCAAGATCAATAATTTGGTCACCTAATTGAAGTTTGACATATTCTATTAGATTTTGCTTCAACTGTGGCAGTGTGTTTTCACTCATAAAGAACTCCGTTCCTTATATTTATTGAATTTTTTCTATTGCAGTTGTTGCAGGTTAAATTGCAAACATTGGTAATATAAAAGTTGACTTTGTTAGAGATACTGTGCATCTCTATACTTAGTTTACCAAGTTTTAAGTATTATTAAGTTTTCAGTGCCGCGCCCGTTGAACACGGTTTCTGTAGTGGTCAAGTCTTTGAATATTTTTCGAGCCGCCGGTTTGCCTGCAGACTGTATTGCCTTAACCAGCTCAGCGGGTTTGCGCACGGTCTTTTGTTGTGTTTCGCTGGTCTCAAATCCAATCAATGTATTGTTCTTAACAGTGAACACTTTAGCATACTCGTTAGCTACAACATGTATCAACTTGCGTTTTTTGGTATCATACAGCCATGCTTCTGTTTTGTCCACAAGACTTGATGCTGGCAAGCTCTTGAGTTTGAGTTCTAGAAACTCAATCATGATCTTGAACTTGACTGCACGTTTCTCTGGTGACACTAATTTGACCTGGCGCGGCTTGCGCTCTACCTTCTTGATCTGCACGTATGCACCGCAATCGTTTATTACTGCTTCACAAAATTTCACAGCACTACGTAACTGAATCTTGCTGAGATGTTGATAACCTTCTGCCAATTGCCCATCTTTACCTGCTACTGCGTCTTGGAATTCAATTAATCTTGTTTTCCAGGTGTCTGACAACATACTGATCATTTGCGGAGCCACGTTCATACTACGAATCAGAGACACTGGCTTGTAGTCTGCTGACATTTTTGCGCCAGTAGTCATAAAGTCGTCAAATAAACCTTCCATTTCACCTGCGCACTCAACCACTTTATCACGCAGTCTATCCTGAATCGTTATCTTGGGTGCTTTAGACTCATCAACCTGCTCAGGTGCTGCTTGTTGTTTTACTGATAGCATTTGTGTCAGCATTGTGTCCAGCTTAGATTTCTCATGCTCGTTCAATTTCAAGCCAACTTGGCTCATGCGGCACAACCATGCTGTGGTCAAACGTATGGCTGAATCAGGCACGCCTTTGAGCAAGCGAACATCTGCTTTGCGACTGTTGGCTTCTAGATAACTCACAATCATGTCTCGAGCATCTTTTTTGCCGTAAAAGTAATTGTACCAGCTGAATGCCCTGCTCACCCGGCCCACCCGAGTTGTGTCTGTTGGCTGAGTTTGCCAGTCAGGTTCGTTGCCTAAGACTTTGGTGTCGGGGCTACGTGGATTTAACATTTTTACTTGAGCAGTGGATATCATAGGTGTCCTTAAACTTATACTGTAATTATAGCACAATTAGGATTTAAGGTCAAGTTTCATCATCAACAGGGTCAAATAATGTTACGCTAAATACTCTACTATGCCTAGACTCAGCTTATATAGACCAAACCGCACTCGGGATTACCAATTTATGGATCGCACTATCAGTGAAATGTACACTGTGGGCGGATTGGATATTTTTGTACACAAATATTTAGGCCCACAAACAGGTGGTGAAGATTCAGCAACATCTGGCAACTACGATGCTACTCAACCCAGATATGATACTCTTGACCCATTGAACATACAAGACTTGCTGTTGCTGGAAAACCGAGATCGAATCTACGATCAGGACATTTATGTCATGCGCGGTGTATACCAGACACAAGACGTAGATTTTGATCTGAGTCAATTTGGCTTGTTCCTTAATAACGACACCCTGTTCATTACGTTCCACTACAACGACATGATTAATTTGTTCGGGCGCAAGCTCATGAACGGCGACGTACTTGAAGTTCCCAACCTTAAAGATTATAATCCACTCAATCAAGAAATACCTGTTCCGTTACCCAAGTACTACATGATTCAGGACGCATCATTTGCCAGCGAAGGCTTTACACAAACTTGGCAACCACACACATGGCGTGTTAAAGCAACACCGCTGACCAATGTACAGGAAGTCAAAGACATTATGAAGGCTCCTGTGGTAAGCAAAAACATCTGGGACAACGGCAACTTTTATCCCACAAGTAGCATTGTGAACCAAGGCGATGTTTACTACCAAGCAGTACAAAATGTACCAGCAGGCACTGAAATAACCAATTTGACGTTCTGGCAAGTGTACACACCGCCGACTGCTGGCGAAGTGTTTAGCACCAGAACCAAAGATCAAGAAATTAATGACGCTATTCTTACACAAGCCGATGTTGAAGTTCCACTCAGCGGTTACGAAACAGACTTGTTCTATGTTGAGCCCACCATCAACGGTGCGCCTGCTAACCCCAGTAGCCTCACTGCAGATGGCAACACCACTGTGGACGGCACACAAGGCGGAATGTCGGTTACTCCCAACAGCGAAGGGTATATCCAGGGTTACTTGACTGGATCCAGTGGCGCTCCTAATGGATTGCCTGTTACCACAGGCATTGCTTTCCCATTGAGCCCAGTTGCAGGCGACTATGTGCTACGACTTGATTACAAACCCAATCGCATGTTCCGATATGACGGAGCTCGATGGGTCAAGATGGAGGACAGTGTACGAACTGATATAAACAATGGCGCAGATAATAAGACTCAGCGCAGTAGTTTTGTAAATAACACTGACACAATACAAACAAGCGACCGTGGTACAATTCCGAGTCGACAGAGTCTAAGTGAGATTCTGAAGCCCAGAGCTGACAACGGCGGTTAAACATTATGGCACAAAGTTTCTTTTACGACAATCAAATAAGACGATTCTTACTACAGTTCACTAGAATATGTAGTAACTTTCAAATTGAATACGGCCGAGAAGAAAACAGCGAAACTGCTGCTTTGCTACGTGTGCCTGTTCGCTACGGCGATGCTAGTAGAAACGCACAGACCATTATTCAAGAAAATAGTCGCAACAGCATGCCAGCTAGTCCGCTAATGACTTTTTACATATCTAGTCTAGAGTACGATCGTCCTCGCATGCAAGATCCAACATTTGT